AATTTATATTGGTTTACTACTGCCACTATTCTAAAAAGAAACTTTTAGCTTCTATCTCCTGTTTTACTTCTTGTTGAAACGTTGTGTTTAATTTTTTTATTACTGAATCAAGATCCCTGACCAACGATTGTAGGTTAGTTTGATTGTATTCTGGTTCAGCTCTAGTTAATGATTGTACAATTTTTGCCATTATAAAATACTTGCTAGTCCTCCATATGCAAATGGTCTTCTATTTGTGCCATCAATAAACCCACCATCTTTTTCTCCGCCACCCCAATCTGCATCTTCTCCAGCTCCTGAATAACCGCCAGTGCCTCCGTCTGGACCGTCGTCTTGTCTATCACTTCTGTCTTTAGCGTTATCAATAGCTGCTTGTAAACTACCGCCTCCAGTATAGTCAGCATTAGATACTCCTTGTGTAATACCATAATTATAGGTACCAGTAGGGTCGTTACCTGCATTTATATTTTGATTATTATAAAATTGTTGATTATCTTTAAAAATAGCTGAAGATTCTTTAAGTTGTTTTAATTGAAAAGGAGTTAACTCCTCTTCGTCCATATCTTTTAACTTGTCATAAATATCTAATTGATTAGGTACGTAATTTTTTGCCTGAAAATTTTTACCTGTTAGAGTTTTAAACCCACTAGGCGTACTAAATAACATATTACCCGCTGCTAATGCATCATAAGCTCCTTTTTTAGCATCAGTTAATCCTGCTATACCATAACTAGGGCCAGTATCACCTCCACCAGTCATACCAAGAAGTTTTGGAATAGCTGTAAAAGGATTTAACATTCCTGCAGTTGTTATTGCAGCTTGTGCCCAGTCAGGAAGATTTGTCATTTTTTGTTTAGCGTTATTCATTAACCTAGATAAAAACCCTCTTTTATCTTCTGCTTTTTGAAAAGCATCTTCAGAATAATCCATGCTAGGTTCATAACCTTCTTGACCCGGCATTCTTCCCATTGCATCTGCTAATTCATTTTCAGTTCCAGGAAAATAATCTGTTGTATACATACCAGCTGGAGCAGTTCCACCTGCTTGACTTAACTTGTTATATGCTGCAAAAGATTTAGGTCCTTCTCTTCTAACTACATCAAAATAAGTGTTACCAGTAGGACTAACTGGAGTCCCTTCTCCAAACGCATTTCCTTGTGGATTAAAATCATTTCCAGCATTTGTATAAGGTATTCCTCCGCCTCCGCTTGTAGGTGGTGGCACTGGTGCAACAGGTATTTGAAAAGGATTTTGTAAATACTTTTGTTGTGGAATATATTTAAAACCTGCGTCTCGTATCTCTTGGTCTGTAGCCATTACCTTCTTCCTCCTGGGTGTATATCTAATCTAAATGTTCCTAGTTTCCAATCTTGAGAAGTGCCCGTGTTTGCAACTTCTAATGCAATTTGTCTAGCTCTTACTCTTACATCTTTTTTAGTTGTAGTAGAGTCACAAGTAAAACTTGTAGTAGTCTCATTACTGTTTGGATATAATCTTGTTTTAAATTTAACTGCAGTGTCTCCTGTCTGCGAAATAAAATCTGGTATAAATCTACTAATTCTCATAATGTATTCACCGTCTCCTCTAATATCAGGCATTCCTACAGTTTGTCCTGTGTTACTTCTACGTTGGGTAATATCAAAATCACCAGAAGTAATAGTTCCTATAACCGCAGTTACTGCTCCTCCTGCATTAATTTGATCGGTCCCTGTTTCCTGATTATAGTATATCGTACTTCCGTCCGTATTACCAATAACATCTGATGATGCATCATCAGCAGGTTTATAACAAGTTGCGTGTGGTTTATCAAAGACTGCAGAATCTTGCCACGCTGCTCTAGGTAAAGTACCTGTTGTCCATATAGGACGTTTAGGTGATGAGTCTAGATAGTTATAAGTAACTACTCTGTTAATTTGATCTGATGCTGCTGTACAATAAAACCAACTTACTTCACCAAACAAATTATTTAGTCCTGCATTAATAAGGTCTCTAGATGTAGCATTTATATCATCATAGACATGGTCTTCTACAAGACAAGGCATAGATTTTAACTGACCATCGTATGTAAAGAAACCATTCTCTGACATCCAATAAGCCGTACCATCAACTTCAATACAAGCATTTTTACCAAACAATCCACAGTTAGTACCTACTTGTTCAAAGGCAAATACAAAATCTCCACCTACAAATTTCATTAAGAATAGTGCTGTATCGGTCCATACATAGATAGCATCTCTACCTTTAATAGCACCCATAATTTTAGAACCATCAGCAAGCCTTTGAGTACCAGAATTATTTTCTGCTTTTACGGTGTAGGCGTCTGTACCATCAATATTTTCTTGATCAGAGAAACGTAAAAACATATCATCTTGAGTTGATGAAGTTCCTACAGTTGTTTCTGTGCCAAAAAATACTAGGTGTCTGTCCGGTGTAGATACTAACACATGTCTAGATGCAGTTGGTGCATTCGCAAGTAATGTAGCTCTGGTGTTTACTGCATTAAGTGCAGAAGCGTCCCATTCAAAACACTTACCATTATAAATAAGTGCAATTAATTTTGTACCATAGTTATCAAGAATCCATAAACCAGGGTCGATTGTAAAGTCAGAAGACGCTGGATCTCCCCATCCTGCAAAACTAGAAATATTTGTAACTGTAGCACCACCACTATGTCCTGCTTTAGAAGTTCCATTAACTTCTCTTGCACCACCACTTAATATATTAGTTGTAGTATTGTTTGCTGTAAAACTTATATCTTCTGTACCTATTCTTATTTCACCAGCTGATGGAAAAGCTGCTGAGTTAGTTAAAGGTATGTCTGTTACAGTATCGTTAATAGTAGAAGCTAGAGTTGTAGTTGCAGCACCTAATGAAGTACCTCCAAATAAACCAGCACCCCAACCAAAACCACCAAGTTGTTGAGAAGGACCCACTGTAAAATAACATAATATAGAAGTGCTGTTTCCATCACTTGTAGTCAAAGGTGTTCCCGACTCTTGATTCTCAGCTGTAATTGTAAAAGTTGTAGTAGTTGGTACAGATGTTACCATGTATTTAATGTCTTCAAATGTAGCATTACTGTAAGTGGATGCTGCGGGCACTCCTGTTACACTGTCAAATAAAACAATGTCATTTTCTATTAATCCATGAGCCCCGGTGCATGTTACCGTAATTGTTTTAGATGATGATGTACTTGTAAATTTTGCGCCTGTTAAAGTTGTTCTTATAGGGTGTATATCGTAATACGTACCACCTGAATATACATATAAAATTCTATTAGTTCCTACGGCTGCATATTTAATACCAGCATTATCATCCCAATGATGAATGGCTCTAGCTGCGCCTGTTAGTTTATCTTGTCCCAATTGTTGCCAGCCACCTATCTTTTCAGGTGAACCATATCTAAAACGTACGTTATCACCATCAAACCATTGCCCTTCAGCACCGGTCTCTGTGACTTGTTTATTAAATCCTGGAGCAAAGCCTAATTTTTGTAACATATAAAAACCTGTTTATTAGGTGTTATATCAGATTGTAAATGATTTCAACAGATTTAAAGCAGAGGGAATCTGTGGTGGATCATCCCTCCGCAAGCCTAACGTATAGACTATTTTTTAATTTTTGTCAACTTAACACCTTTAAACCAAGCAGGTGCGCCTAGTATATGTCTTTTGTCTAAATAATTTTCTTTAGCTGTTTTAGATTTAGCTCTATTATAATGTAAAAATACTTGACCACAATCTTTACCTTTAAATTCTTCTCTCCAATGTTCAAGATCACAACCAGAATATATTAACATATCACCTGGTTTAAGTTCTACTTTAATACCTGCTTGACCTTGCCTACCTGTTGGATCTAAATATATTGGCCATGGATCACCACCTAAATTTAAAGTTGTAGATATCTCACAAGAATATCTATCTTTATGTCTGGTTAATACATCCCCTTCTTTATATATTCTTGCATAGGAATATGTAGGACTTAGTTTAATACCAGTGTGTTTTTCCATAACAGGTTTTACTTCCATTAATAAGGTTTCCATTGCAATGTCACTATAGTGTGAATAAGTATTTGGCACTTGTGAATCATTCCATATGCCAAAATATGTTGTAAATGGAGATATATATTTTTGATCAAATAAAAATCTTGCAACGTCTCTTTTATTTAAAAAATATTTATAAATAAACTCTGCTAGCTCTGGTGAAATAGCTTGTTTTAATACTGTGTATTTATTTTTTTTAAACGACATTT